GCTGGCACCACCAGATGAATAACCGCCAAATGAGTTGGCATTGATGCTGATCGTGCGTGTACCCACAGTCGGATTTAATAAACCGTACAGGTGGTAGTAGATGTTGGCGAACGCGGCGTAAGACAACCCATTTAAGTAAGTTAACTGCTGTCCGGTGTCAATGCTGACGGCGGGTGCAAATACAGAGTTTGAATACGCCAGCACTAGCAGGCAGTTCGCGCTCGCCCCAACAGTATGAGTCCATGAGGAAAGAAAAGAACCAACATTGGTTCCTGCCGCCACCGACTCAAACGCAATACCAGACGGCGAAGGAATCTTCTGATTACCGACCATAGCGGCCCTAGAAGACAACATCAGTACTGATACCCCTGCGCATACTGCCCATACCAGTACACGCCGTCAGAGAAAAACGTCAAAATGTCCATGCGGCCCAACACCGCAGTAATGACCGGCGCACCAGCAGTTCCCCACCGGACGTTAGTGAACGTCGCCGTAGTCGGAGTACCAGTCGCAGGCTGGCGCAAATACAACACAAACGAGGCACCAGAAGCCACCGCAGGCATCGTCACCGTACAAGCCGTAGCAGACGTTAACGTCGCCGTCTGAATAGTTCCCGTCAAACCCAACGTCACTGTCGCACCAACAGTTCCAACAGCAACCGTCGATTCGTTAATGACCTTATTCGACAGCGTTTGCGTGCCAGTAGTAGTCACCACCGGAACAGTCGCAGCAGTAATCGAACCCGTCACGGACAGGTTGCCGCTGGTGTCGATGGTTGCGCGAGTAGTGTTATTCGTCCTTACGTTGATGCTGTGTAAGGTCTGTGTCCCAACGAAGGCATCGGTGCCGGTGGTGCCGAAGATGACCTTGGAACTGCCGTTTTCCACCGACAGAAACGCATCCCCAGCCCTGTTCAACGCAAACGCGGAACCCGTCGAAACTAACGGCGAATAATCCACCCGCCAGTTAGCAGCCGTAGTAGGCGTGGCTATCAAGGCGGTAAAGGTGGCGGACGAGTTTGGGACTAGAACAATTATTGACGCAGCCGACGAGGACTGTACGGTGACTAATCCGGTCGAATTGTTGATGGTCGTGAATTGTTTGCCCGCCACGATTCCCGTTGTTGGCAACTTTACCGTGTGCGTAGTTGTGCCGGTGAACTCCTGAATCTGAGTCGATGAGACAGTCAAAGTTGTGGTGCCTGCGGAAGTAGCAGTTGTCGTGAATCCGGTAGTAGTACTACCACCACCAGTTGGGGCAGCGGTAGTCCACCCCGTACCGTCAGAAGTCAGCACGTTACCGCTGGCACCCGGTGAGGAAAGCCCAGTCCCACCGTTACCGACTGGCAGAACACCGGCCACGTCAGCATTCCCGGTCGGGGATGCTGCTGCCGACAGGGCTACCGAACCGTCTTTGATCTGACTGCCGGAAACTTCTGTTCTAGGCATTACTCAACTCTCACTTGACGTAGTTGACGCGCACCTTGTCACCAGTAACCGGCGCAGTCAAGTAGGTAATGGCACTGCCAGAAATGGTGTAGTCATTACCCGCACCCGGCTCTTGCAAGATGCCATTGAGGAACACCGACTCTGAACCAACCACTGGGGTATTGGCAAGAACAAAAGAAGTGTTGGTGCCATTGGTCAAACCAGTTGGGGTTTCCCGCGTAACAAACTTGCCGCTAACGGCAGTCCCGAAGTCGGAAAGATCAGAAACAGTTAGGGTGACGTTGCCGGTGCGCCCCGCAACACTTGCAACCGCATCGGTGGTGTCGCTCTTCTCCCACGTCGTGCCGTTGTAAATGATGTAGTCGCCAACCTCAAAGCTCAGCGACAGAGAGTTACCGGAAACCGAAACCCGATACACGTCGCCGGTAGAGCCGGTGCCGTTCGCCAGGGTCGGAGTGTTGGTGCTGGCATTCCACACACCCTGGTATTCCATGATTGAGTTTGGAAGCTGGGCGACCGGAACCTTGCCGCCGGAATCAAGAGTCGCATAACCGTAAGTAGAAGTGTTCGCCTTACCATTAAGGGCCGTTTGCGTGGCCGAACTTATTGGCTTATTCGCATCTGACGTATTATCGACATTCCCCAAGCCGACTGCGGTTTTATCAAGAGTTCCTGCGGCAAGTCGATCACTGGTAATAGAACCAGCACGAATCTGAGTCCCGCCATTGATCTGGGTTTGAGCCATCTTGATACCTTCTCTTTTTTACTGAACTTTTTGGTAAACAATAGTCACTATATCACTGCTCAGGGGTGCTGTTGTGAAAGTTACTGTACTTGACGTGGCTGAAAAACCAACAGTTGGAACTTCCAATAAACCATTACGAAAGACCTGCACAGCCTGCGTAGTATCAACAGGATGAGCTAGTGAAAAAGTAGTGGTAACTCCATTTTGAAGTTGCGCTGAAAGAACTTCAGACACGCCAAGCGCACCGCCACGCGGGCCGGTTGCACCCGTAGCTCCTGTTGCGCCTTGCGGGCCTTGAACAATAACAACAGCTACCGGATCGGGGTCATCTATAACTACGCTGATAGGCGAAGAGTCGGCAACAACTAACGACAAGAAGTCGTTGTTCTCAATGACAAAAGAGTCACCCGTCATGTCGCTTAAATCTTCCGATTAACAGCGGAGTTTCCAGATCGCCTACATCCAGAACTACGCGCCAGCGCGTATTGTTCAACACTGCGTCACACACAGTAGACGTGATCATGAAAGCGGCATTAGCACCAGAAACCGTAGCATCTACTTTGATTGTTCCAGACGGCAAATCAATCCACATGTATACCGTAGTACCAGCAGCATAGTTGACTGATGCGCCTGCCTCGTTGGTGCGTTTAATAGTGAATGCCCTGTCACAGCCCAGCGTTACTGGAATCACCTTCTCTGCTGGCGGTGACATGACATATTCAGTTGCAGAGCTTCTCATTATTGGGTAACTCCTAAGTCAACCGTCTGCTGATCGGGTGCTTGACCTTGGTCAATTGGATTACCAAATTGATCCACACCACCCATACTCGTATCGGATGTTCCTGCATACGGGTCCATTGCTGCTGACGATTGCTTCACTTGATTAAGCAAAAGCATGGCAATGTCGTCGTCAGTTAAAGGCTGCCCTGTGTACGGATCAATAGACGGGTAACGCCAACCAAGATCACGCAAAGCAGCCACAGACATACTCTTGAGAATCAAGTTTGATTGATCCAGAGTGATGATTTCTTCGATCTTCTTTTGCCGATCTACAGGCATTGGATCATCAAAGATACAAACAACGCTCAACTGACTCATCACATCAACATTGCCGAACTGCTCAGGCTCATACCCAGGCAGCCACATTGTGGTGATATCGAAGAACATCTGATCAAGAACGTTGACCAGACCCAGTTCTTTTTCAGCGTTTTGCGCCAACAGTGGCATTAACTGCAATTGCAGCGAAATTCCAGACTCCGCTACTGCCACGTCCACACGACCAATAGCGATTTGTGGTGTACCACTGGCCTCTGCCATGCCGTCATTGATGTACTGCATGTGATTGATAAACGGTGACAAGTCAGACACACCGGTTACCCGATCAAAACGTTGACCGGTAGCAATCTCAATGATCTGCTTAGGCCCAATGTTCCAATCGGCTACATCGCCGGTATTAGGATCAAGTGGAGGGGCTGCATCGGTGACATACATGCCCAACCCTTGGAATACCAAGGTTGAGTCTTCATCACTCAGGCTTTGATTGAGTGCATACAGCAGCGTTTCTAACCCCGCTAGCTGGCTGGTACCCCAATTGGAGTTTTGAGGCGGCTGATTGCGCCATTTGTACACAGGAATTTGTGTAATGCTGGGCGGTAGTGTGAATACTTCTTCCTCATACTCAGGGTAGGAAACGCGTTCCTGTACTTCAACCGCTTTAACAGTGCGGTCATCCCACTTACCAATAGTCCAAAAAGTTAGTTCGCTAGTAATGCCTTCTTCAGTGGCACGAAATGTGCGCCTACGCGCAATTTGCTTATCTGGCTTGTCGGGTTCGCGGTAATCTTGAACTTTATCAACGATATGCACGCCAATAACGTTGCCAATTGCGTCTTCTACTTCGAAGACTTGACGCGGGTCTAACTCTTTGATGCTGATGCGTTGGCTTTGAACTTTGTTCGGGTCTGCATACACGTAAAAATATGCGTCACCCCTAATCAAGCCCCATCGCTTATTAGAATTAAACTTGCTGGGAAACGCTTCCCTTTTCCAGAAGTCGGCCCACCATAGCTCTACTTCTTGACGTGCGCCCTCATCACCTTGCGCTTCCACCAAGTAATCAACATTGACACCAAGAAAGCGGTTAGTGGCCTCTACGATCTTTCGCCCATTGGGCATAATGATCGCTGATTGATCTTCACCACGTAAAACGATCTTCAGTGCAAAGCTTGCATTTCTGTACAGATTCTCGTACAAATCATATGCCTGAACACGCAACTGATCATATGCAGAAGATGCGACATTTTCATCCCCGCCTAAAACGAAGTCTTTTGCCGCGTCATACTGATGTTCGTTATACGCCATTATGTAATCTTAGTCCTATCCCATCCACGTTCCACGCCGCTTTGAGGTATGTCGAGTAGGTATCCCGGCTGGGCTAGGCCCATATCCGTTCATGCTACCCATACCCGCCAAGAAACGTGCTTTAGAAATGCGGGTTCCACCACCATATTGCACAGACGCAGAATGCCATCTTCCTGTTAAAAAGCGTCCTAAAGCTTCAGGAGTATGGTCATCTTTCTTCATTGGTAATTCAAATCTTTTAGTTGATGTTTCTGTTTGTTCATCGCGCTTGTCCGGATATCTGTATTCTCCCATTTCATACAGCGTATGCGGGCAGCGCGTACTCACCATTAATCGTGGCCGACGTTTGTCTGGTTGGGCTGGGTGAGACTTCCAGTTGGGTTCATTGAGTTCAGTATCGGTGATTCTATCTTTGAGGGCGAGCCGAATAAGGTTGAGCCTATCCACCAAGTCGCCTCCGGTGTGCGGTCGAGCTTTAGCACGTTTGCCTGCTCTACGAAATATATTTTCGAGCGTTTTCGTGTCGCCTGGTGACGCGGGATCAGGATAGAAGTCGCTGAGTGTGTCCGGACATAGACCGCGACGAAGGATTTCGTTGGCAAATTCATCTGGTGCAAGATTCTCCTGGTAAAGCTCATCAATGATGTTGATTTCACCCCAAGGTCCGATCTGGATAAGCAACCAGACATTAGGATTGCGATACCCATAGTCCACAGCGGCAACTGTTTCCCATGATGGATTATAGGGCAGTAATCGTGAGTGCGTTTCTTCATCAAACTCTTTGAATACTTTTCCCACAAAATCAGTGAAGTCGGCTGCAACTTCTTGCTGAAACATGGGCAATGTCAAATCGTTTGCCATTTGAGCTACTTCTTCATCAATAGTCAGACTTTCTGATCTAATGATTTCAAACGATGTGTATTGCGGGTTTTCGCTCATCAACTGCACAAGTCGCTTCACATCAGCGTCAATAGTTTTATTGCGAAACACATGCGGATTCTTCCAGCTAGGCATCCGAAATCCTGCCCAGCCTTTGTTCTCACGCTGTAACGCGTTGAGATACATCCGATAAAACCAGTTCTTTCCTTCTGGCGTGGTGGTGAACAAAGCCCAGCCTTTGAAGTCAGCGAGCGACGGCATAATGTACTGCATCCACGTCGATTCCTTCATCTTTGCGGCTTCAGCCATAATCACACCCGATAAAGCTTCACCAACAAGAGAAGTTGGCCGTGATTCAGATTTTGCTTTTAAAATAAACGCGCCATCCCACAAACTTATCGACATGTCTCCTTGCTGAACGGAATAGTAAGTACCAGGACGATCAAAAGGAATTCCTAACTTTATTGCTTTATCGTAAAAAACACGAAATTCTTTTTCTGAGTCTGCGTACTCAGGTCCAACAATCCAAAATTCACGTCTTCGGCCTTGAGACTTTAAAACAGAAGCTTCTTTCTTTGCCAATATTGCCCAAGGAATGAATTCGTGCCCGCCAAGATTGGACTTACCAAAACGTCGTCCACATGACGCAACCTTCAAACGCGCTGGGTCTTCCATCACCGTCAGTTGACCCATGTGTGGTTCAAAGACACGCGCAGATTCGCCGGTTTCAGCGTCTACATACTCAGCGTCAAGAATGCTCCACTTGTTAATCATGATCCACACACATTATCAGTTATCCCTGATGTGATGAATGTATCAGTTATTCCTGATGGAAAGGAAATACCCACCAGGCGTGGACTGGTGGGTATCCCTTCCCAACGCAGACGGCCACCACCGGACGTGGGCAGCCGGGTCGAGAAACTTCGTCAAGCAATTTCGATTACTCGAAATTATCCGTTCCGGTCAACGGGTTCCATACTGCGCCCTGAACGACGTTGCCAGGAGCCGAAACAACAGTGCCGTAAATGGCTTCTGCCCCAGCAATCCGTTTGCCCGAAGGCATGTTCACCGCGTAAGCCTTGGGACGTGAGTCGGCAGCCGCAGAAGCAATAGCGCGGGCTTCGCTCACGTCCACGATGACAGGGATGGGACGCGTTGCCACGTTACGACCGTCGTACATTTTCTGCGTGGTCGGACGAACACCCGTCGTAGACGGACTAACCGTGTAGTTCTTAGCCATGATCTTCTTCTTTCTCTTGACGCAATTCGGCGTAAGACTTCATTATCCTATCAACAATACTTGGTGTTTGTTGGTCAGGTGGCCATAGTTTCATTTTCCATGTCGGATTTGAATGACCACCGTTGCGTGTCTTGACAAATTCCACCAGCCAGGGCTGGTCGGACATGCTGGTAGCACCTACTGCTCTTGCTGCATATCGACGCGCCTTTGCTTTCCGAATTGATTTGGCTCTCTCCACCCGTCGAGTACGCTCATCATCAATTCTGTCAGCATGTCCCGCAACGCTCCCATGATCCCCGCCATCGCTGTCAACAAAAACTTCGGCTTTTTGTTCAACTTTTGAGGTTCCTTGTTCCGAAGAATCATCATCAACCTCAACGTCAAGAATCTCCAAATCCGTTCCAGCCGAAGCTGCATCTTCATTGCGATACTTTTCAACAGTTTCACGATAGCTTTCTCTACTGCTGGATTCGATACTAGATAAAATAGACTGGTAAGGAGCATCTGTCGTAGCCGTAACCAAAACATCGGGAGTTTTACCCATCGTTCGTTCAGCAACCCATTGTGCTGCTTTGATTCTGTCTGCTGCTTCAAACAAATCGTTTTCAGCAATATCAACCATCACCTTCAACATATCTGGTGTTTTAGTTTTCAAGAACTCATTAAGCCGTCGATGCAATTCTTTTGTTAATTGTGCTTGAAATTTTGCACCAAGTCTCCAACCAACAATGGGTACACCTTGTGAGTTTCTCACAAACCCACCTTGAACTTCATCGTCGTCAAGCTCTTCAGTTTTAATAAAACCTTGCATAAATTTTTGCACACGATCCAAATTGTCAATTCGATCTGGTGGTAATGGTGCAACACTCATGGCTGATATCTTCCTGTCCGCTGGGTGCAAACTCCCTCCATGGGCTGCACAAAACATGGTGCGATTAACAGCCCGACTTTTGCATAGTTTGCCCCCGCCACGATCTGATCTACCACGATTAACGCCAGTGCATAAAACAAAATCGCCAAGGTCAGTGCGAATCTTTCCCATTCTCAGTCGATGAGCTTGAGGCCAGTCGCCGGGTTGAAAGATTCCTCTCATCTTGAACGGCACATGATGATTCAGCCGGATAAATGCTTTGTCTCGTCCGTGATAGCGTGCCACTAAATCAAGACGTTCATTGATAAACGTCGGTACTTCACGACCTAGCTCGTCAACCCATTGCGGCGGTCCATCAGCGTCACCGGCTGTAGTGCCTTTGTCCATGTCAGAGGTCAAAACCTCATTGTATGCCACGCTCATATCGGTTTAACTCTGCCGATCTACACCATAACGATAAACAGGCTGAGTGTATTTTCCTGAAGAACGCGTGGCAGCAACTTGAACCAACTTGGCACCAGGCCCAAACATATCTGGATTGCCATACTCATACAGCATTGGCTCCGCGTTGTCGCCGTCAATCTCTAGCGCGTTGGTCGGGTCCGTTCGTAACTCCGCAGCCATTCTCATGGCGGCTGTGTACCCGCCACGCTTGGAGCCTTGGTTACGGTCAGTGATCGGGAACGGTAGCTCATTGCGTGCGGTCTGATAGTCCGACTCTGGATGAGCGAAGCGTCCTGCCCCATGCCCGAACTCAGTTTTGCCGGGTTCACCGGAGGTAAGCGGAAATGTCATAGGTGCCATCTTACATGGTGTTTCACATTTTTAGGTGTTACACATTCTGTTACACATTTAAATCGCTCTGACCTGCATGTTACACATTGTTACGGTTTTTGGGCTGAAAGCTCCTATATGCGTGAAAACATGTGACCCCTGTAGTAGTTTTTGCTCACGTAGTAGTTTTAGTAAAAAATGTGTAACAAACTGTAACAGTGAAACAATATATACTCTGACCTGCTATTTTAGGTGTTACACATTCTGTTTCACTGTTACACATTTTTAGTCACTTCCGCTCTGAAAGCTGCTCATCGTCGGCATCGGCAGCACATTGGACCGTGGTGATACCAGTTTGACCCCATACCACCACCGCTGAACTTCTCCATTAATTCTTTTGCTTTGTGCTGATCCTGGGTATCCCAAAGCTTTCAGTCTTCTTGTCAACATGTGCATATTGGGAATCCGATTCGGCTGATAATTATTTTCGTTCCACCAACGCTGAAAGTGTGTGTACATCGCAACCCGCGTTACGCACCAATCGGTGATATATTCCCACTGAACATTTTTGCCGATATCGCTATGCCGCTTCAGAGCCTCACTCGCAAACGTGGCAACTTCATCTAACTCAGCAACAAAAGATGCGGTTTCTTCTCGTACTGCCACTGATATGGGAATCTCGCCTAGTCGTCGGTATTCGACATAGCCGTCGATGAGCCAGCCCAAGATCGCCGTGCCGCATACATTCTTGATCACATTAGAAAATTCTTTGCGAATTTTATTTGGTGTCACGTTGAAGGGAATCACATAGAGCCTATTCTGCAATGCTTTGTCGGCTCCGGAAATGGTGGGTACTTCATTAGTGGCAAGTATTGGAACAAACTGTGGTATTCCCTCAACAGTGATGTTTGATCCTTTTAATTCCGCTTGAATTTTGTCAGTGCCGCCAGTGATTCTTTTGACCACTGATGCAGAAAGTTGATCCTTCTCATCAAACTCACTGATAACAATGGCACGTTTAGCAATTGACTGCGCCAAGACAGGATTGAGTTTATGGTTTTGAAAGATAGATTGATTAACACTAGAGGCGTAATCACCTAGCGCAGTTTCAATGGCATTGACCATTGTTGACTTACCGGTATTGGGTGCGCCCTTCAAAACAATCATCAGCTTTTCAGGATTGCCACCGATCAGACAATGCCCCAGCGCAACCTGTGCATTGCGCCGTAGCTCATCATCGGGCAGGAACGTGGTCAGATAGTCCTCCCAGGTGTCCGCGCCCAACGTGCTAGCAGGCTCCAAAGCGGTGCCTGTGTTGAGCGTGATCAAGTCAGTAGCCAACGCACGTCGTAGTCTGATGGACTCGCCGTCTAGCTCCACCACTCCATTGGCAACTCCCAATAGATAAGGGTTCTGGTCTAGCTCGTTCACATCAATGGTCACTGAAGGTTGAGACTTAACAGCTTTGAGTGCGTTTTCTGCGTTGCGATTGTTTCCGCTTAACTCTGCAAAACGATTCCACTTATCGTGTTTAGCTTTGGCTGCTTTGACGTTCGCTGGCATGGCACCACCGGCACCGCCACCAATCCACTGCTGTAACTGATTTTGGTAGTCGGCCCACAGCGCATCGACATAGGCTAGTTGTCGAGATTTGACCCTTTGCCACATCCGGCGCATCGTCTGGTCACCATTGATATCCACTTCCCAGCGTGGATTATCGCCATCATGCCACACCAGCCAGCCATAGCCGTCAGCCCAGCGCACACTAGGGCCGATGAGAGCGGAAGAAAACATATCCACAAAGTGTTGAGCGTTTCCATCATCATTCATTTCGTATTCGTCTACAGGTTTCAGTCCACCTTTGGGAACTGTTGATATCGGATCATCCGGATCGGAGCCAGCGAGCGTAATCGCGCACAGCCCACCCATCTTGTCGCACTGACCGTCTACCGGTGACGCACCAATCTTGATGCGCTCGTCGCACTTGGCTTTAATCTTGCGTAACGCGTTGACGCGAGAGCGGAAGATTTCTTCACGAACTTCGCTCATCGTTCTTTTGCCGCGAGCTAAAGTTGTGTCCCGAAAATGGGATTCCAGTTCGTTGATCGCTGCGTTCCAGCCCATATGCCCTTCTTGGGCGTTGAGCATTAGATTAAAGTGACCGTTGACCAACTTATCGTGGCTGGTAGCTTCATCTTCAATCAAGTCCAAGTGCCGATCCAATTTTGACTGCATGTACGGACAAGGTTCCGTGTCGGCCACGCCGTGAAACGTCGCGTCAGCCCACGCATAGATATCGTCTACTGACGAATCCATATCAATGCGATCATCGTCAGCGGAATGCATTCTTCCTTGCGTTAAATAGTCAATCCATGCTTCAGGTAAAACCGGAAAGTCTTTGGCAATGGGAAGCGAACCATTCCACGCGCCCAAAGAATCACCGCTGGGTGGCATCCCCGGTGGGAACCACCAGTAGGTGCCGCCCTCCGGATGGATCGACGGCCACACTACTGCGAAGCGGTAGCCTTTCGATATGCATTCCACGTCTTTCGCGACCTGACCTCGAAATGCAAGACCGCGAGGCACCCTGAAGTATCGAATTCCGGATACTCCGTCAGTTCGTGCGCTGCTGATCCACGTAGCAGGTAACGGGCCAAGTTGATTCTCCAACTCTGCAAGTTGCTCTCCACCTTTTTTGTCCTTATCACCTTTACGATAATTGTCAACGTCAATGCCAATAAGCTCATGACCGGAATCAACACCCGCCAAACGAACACCAATGTTGCGTTGCCCGTCGTCACACCATTCATTAATCTGCTCCGGTGTCGGGTAGTCGGCGCGGTGACCGGTGAATCCAATGGGTGGAGGATGTTTCTCTTTATACGGAAGTGGAAGTACACCCTTGAACCAATGTGCGCGATAGTTCAGCGCAGTGTCCCGATAGGGATTTAGATGAACTGCCGCAGGGTCGGCCTCATGCATTATCGCGGCCTTCCGGATAGGTAATTTTCTTCATGGCCTCAGACAACTCATCAAGTTGTTGGCGAACACCACTGATATTATCTGCCGCTAACTCTAAATATCCAACAAGCTGCATGAATGCAAGTTCTTTATCAAAGTTGTCAAGTTCTTCGGAGGGTGGCAAAGCTCTAACCTTTCGCTCAATTGCTATGGGAGCCAATGGATTTGGGTTCTGCGACACCTTGTCGCCGTCGAACCTTCTCCAAGAAGTTACAGGAACTAGATTCAGTGGACTAGAACCACAACACCTATGGAGTGTCGTGGTTCTAGTCCACTACATCTAGTGCTTTTCCGGTGCCATGGGTCGTGCATCTGCACACTGCGGGCACCATGGCGCACCACGGTCGTCATAGAAAATGTCAGACGGTTGGATGCCTCTGCGCTCGCACCCCTTTAAATGCCATACCACGCAACTATGATCACCTGAGTCACGAAGTACACCTTCAGTGTCAACGTACGTGTCAATCGCCGGGATCATGTTCTTTGGAACATCAACCCATTGACCAACTTTGTCAACGTTAACACTTTTGCCTTTAACTGCCACGCTAATCAACTCCTAGAAAACAGTGACGTGTACATGATCGTAGTGAGCCGGAACTTGCCAGAGAATATACTTCACCCCAAAGTTGCCGGTTTGACTTTGGATATCGTTACGGATTGCGCTACCCAATGAACTATTACCGCCCACCATAATGTCAATGGCATGACCGCTGGGATGATCCGGCAGCCTGTCGGGGCGAACGCCACCGATGCTCTGCACACCGGGGTAGTTCGCCCGCACATAGCCAGCCAGCGCAGATGCATTGGCGCACAGTCCGCCACCACCAACCAGAGGCACAGCGTGAGCCTCTGCGCCCACGACGAGCGTCAACACGCACGCCGTGGCAGCAGCCGCAATAGATTTCACAACTTTATTCATTACTTTTCTTCCTCCCATGAGTGATCACAGTTTGAACACGCTCGCCATAGTGTAGTGTCGCCCACTGACTGAATCGCATGTGCCGTGGTCAAACCGCATGTCGCGCAAGGACTGACTGCGTGAAATGTGGCTGTAGGAGGGTCATACCCAACTGGTGCTGCCGGTCCTGAATTGAACAGCGTAAAAAGAACAATCAACGCCGTAAAAGCAAGGTTGCCAAACCCAGCATTTTGTGAAATGAACTCTTTTACTTCTGTGTACTGTTGAAAGATATTGCGAACTTTACGAACAATGTTGACAATACCTTTAATGATTCCGAACACTTGACCTCCATCATTCGCTCGTAAGAGCGGTGACGATCAATTGTCGCGCTGCATCAGAGAATGAGTACATTCCTTGGTCAGTTTGATAATCTTTGATCGCAGTGAATACGGACTTTTCCACATACACCTTGCAGTGGCAGTCGCGCTTTTCGTCGGGAGCAATATGTAGCTCGCCCATGTCGGTCCTCCTTCCT